GTGTCATTGAGGGCTGCGAATGATGCAGTGACCAGCCATGAATATAAGCCAGTCCTTTGACTTGCTGGAGGAATGAAGCCTCGCTGATTGGTGTCATTGGTCTTTGCCAAGTAGGAAGCCGCACATGAACAGTGAGATGCACATAATGACAAGAGTAAAGAACTCAACCATTATCAATCTGCCAATCTTCTTCATCACATAAACGATTCTTTAACTGTTGAGGCAGATTGTCACGGCCAACGGACAGCAAATAGGCATACAAATAGGGAGAATCGGCAGGCTTAGCCATTTCCCATTTGTACCAAACGCCATCAACGAGTTTGTGCATTGAAGCCATTAGAACGGCTCTTCTGGTGTGTCGTATTGAGGCGCTGGTTGCTCACCTGATTTGAGGGTGTCAATGTATGCACTGGCTTCTCTTTTAGTCATACCTTGAAGATTGGCTGGCGGTACTTTGCCCATTGACTTACAAACGGCTCGAATCATGTTCTGTTGCTTGTCGCTCGCAAGGTTTGAAGGCTCTGTGATTTGAGTGTCGCCCTGCATACGCACAACTTTGCCCATTTCTTCACGACTTGGGCGTTTGGTAAAGTCAGAACCCGACAGTCCTGCGTTCGCTAGTGCACGACCCACAGCGCCAGTTTCACAATTCTCAAGATGGCTGGTTTTGTTCACGTTGCCTTGACCACGGATTTCTTCTGCCCAGCCAGTAGCGATGATTTCACCATCAAGCCATAGTTCAGCCTTAAACACGGCAATGTCAGATAGATAATGCACTAGATCAGTGATGACACGAGCATCAGGGTGTGCTTTAAGAAATCGGTCAAGCCTGCTGGCTACTGGTTCGTAATCGTCAAGGTTAAAGGCCACGAGCGTGCTCCCTTGTTATGCGGTCTAGTTCAATTTGGAGTTCAAGCACTTTGGCTTTTAAGGCGTCGCGCTCTGCTTGTACTTTGGCGAAATCGTCCTCAGCGAATTGTATTTCTTTGTCCCGGAGCCATTCATAAGCGTCGTCTTTGTGAATGTAATCACTCATCAGCATCAACTAATTGAGCGCTTGATATGTATGACAAACCTTTAGAAGGGCCACTGTCGTTCATTGACGGATGCCATGAATTGCGTATTGTCTCGGCAATATTTGGCAGCGTATGAAGAGCGCCAACGGCTTCAAGAACAAGGCTTGACTCTTTGAAGCGAAGTTCCAAAGCAAGGTTGTGGCTGAGATTGGTTAGTTTGGCGATTAGTTCACCTGTTGATGTTTCCATTTGTTTTTCCTTTGTTTAGCAGTTGCGTTTCCATCTTTGCACATCCTTGTGACGGGATTGGCAGATGAACTTTTGCAGGTGCTTTTGCCCTTTTAGGCAGCCCCAGCCCCAAGGCCCAACGCGCCAGATTTTGCGTCCGTCAGGATTGATGTGGGATTTAAATGCTATGGCGTCAGCGACTTTGACTTGCTCGACGGGCGTGCGCCCTTTTGCACTGGGGGTGTCTGACCATGTGCGCCACGTCTGTCGGTGGATGCCAAGACCACCTGTGTAGGACTTGGTTGAGTGTTGCCAGTTGCCACCAGTTTCACATCGGGCTAACTGATCATAGTAAGCGTCTGGAAGTACGGCTTTGTATTTGTCGTGGGAGTTGGAAGCCGCACTTGCGTGGGCTGGTACGGATAGGACAGCGAGAAGGGCTAGTGCCATGATGCGTTTCAGGTTCTCTCTACTTCGATAGGCGGCGACCAAGTCAGATAGGGAGCCAACCGATGGGCGACTGTGATTCTGATATGTTCCCCTGTTTTCAAGTCCGTGAAGATTTGAACGAGTGTCAATTTGTCCTTTGAGACTAACGGAAGGTACCCCCATGTAGGAATCATGGTCTGTTTGCCATCATTTTAAGCCAAAGCCAGCAACTGACCCATCCCATTATAAAACTGTAAATAAACTGTGTGTCAGTCATTAGATACCCTCCCAAACGCGAATTGGGCGACGATGGCACTCTGGTCGCAATGACTTGCTGTAACGCTCTGTGGGGGCGCACAGACCCATTTGTGAGGCTCTACGCATGACAGCGCCCATGGCTCTTGGTTCGTGGGTTGTCATTTCGGGGTGTAAATGGTTCATCCATTCCCAGACGTCATCTGTAGTGAAGTCGTGACGCTCGATGGATAACATCCCAACAATGTTGAGGGCTTCTACTGCCCATGAAATGTCTGCATTGAGGCCGACGCGCTCAATGGCTTCTTCTAGTAGTGCGATGGCTAGTGGCTCATCGAATAGGGACGGTTGGTCTGTCATAATGTTTCCTTTGGTTAGAGCCCTTTGAGTGGCTGAATGTGACTATACACAATTGGCGAAGTCAGTGGTGGATATCCCAATGGAAACAAAGATACCCACCACTTAGCCCCAGTAACGCTCAAACAATACTGGGAGTCCTATTTCAACGCTCGAAAGACTTGCTCAAAGTGCTCTGGCGTTTGGTTTGCTAACTCTATGTGAAACCAATTTGGTGAGCCTTGGTAGGAACCTGCGTTGTCGTCTTTTGTGTAAATCTTGACGCCTGCTTTGCCTTCGCCACGGGAGCAGCGATATCCAGTGCCGTACTCGCCATAGGCGTACCAGTGCATTTCACAAAGTCCAAGGGCTTTTGAGTTGGCTAGGAACCAGTCCCAAATGATTCGGGCTTGGGCTTCGTCTTTGTATTTTAAATCGGCTGCATACCCGGTGGCGTGAACGCTGAGGCTTGCTCCTGATCGCATTGGTCTATTGACGTAGGTGCCTAGCGAGGTTAGACCCCAACGTGCTTTGCATAGTTCAACGAGTTTCGCTGTCACTGGTTGTGTGCGCTTGCCGTCCCAAGAGGGAAAATATGGATACGGGCGGTTGCTCATGGTGCTGGTGGCTCTTTAGGGCCATTCTTCAAACCATTACCTGCTAATACCCCCAAGAGCCCGCCAGTAAGGGTGGCGAGCATGGGCGAAAGTACAGACCATGCTGCATCGTCGTTAGGTGAGACTTCGAGCGGTTGCGTCACAAACAGTAAGCCGTAGAGAAGTGAAATGATTGACAGAACGAACGCAAGTGTTAAGCCGATGGCTACGACAAAGATAAGTCGTGCTTTGATTTCTTCGTTACTAAGTCTGTTTTCGGGTTTCATTAGCATTTGCCTCCTGTGCCGTATGCGGGTGGTTGTGTTGTTGGCACGATTGTTTCACCGACACTGCGTAGGGCTTTGTTTTTTGTGGGTGGGCAGTTTAGGCGTTCACGGTCAGCGCAAGCGGTGAGCGACCCTAAAAAGACCAATAGAATTAGGCTTTTTCGCATTTACGCCACCTGTTGAATAACAATAGTTGAGTAAACTTCGGTACCCCAACCCGTAGCAACGCCAAGAGAGTTTGAGTTTGTGTTAGTTGCTACTCGATATTGAAGTTCAATATTTGTTGAACCAGTCAAAGTTATATAACCAATCAAACTACCTTGTGTTGTTTCTTCACCAGTTCCGGGAGAAAGCATTGAACCACCAAGAATTAAAGTTGTACCAGCAGTTGTGTTTTGCAATCTGATTTGCAAGTTATCGACTCTGTAAAATGGTGCATTTGCAGTCACTAAATAAGAGCCAGCGGTCAAAGTAATGACATCGCTAGAAATTGAACAAGCCGTAATGTTGTTTACAACTGTTGTGTTTAGCGTTCTTTTTAAGAACGAACCTGTTGTGGCGTTTCCGCCTGAGGTACCGCTTGCTTTTTGGTCTTGAAAGATTGCCACTTTGGTGCTGTTCGCTTGAAGTGCTGTGACCTGCGCAGCCGTGAGAATCTGGCCCGCTGTGAAGGTTTGAAATGCTGTCATGTTGTGTCTCCTTTAGAAACTTAAAAGATTATTATTGAGCGTTCCGAAGATTGCATCGTCAAGGGTTAGATATTGGTTGCCGTCTGTGCTCTCAAAAGTGTACGAAACAATATGGCTACCCGGAGTGATGTTGTGGCTAATGCCTGAAACAATCAGGGTCTGTGTCTCGGTTGCTGGGCTACCTACCACAAAGTTCTTAACGACTGTGCAGATGCTGGTCATGTCAAGGCCAAGAATGATGTTTTGGTTGGCCGTTGAAAAAGCAGCCATCTGGGTAGATAATCCTGTAAAGCGGAGAACTGGGTTTTGGTATTTGCCCAGCAGATAGTTGCCAAGCCCAGCGACTTCGCTTGTGGTGCTGTTCAACAGATCGAGCAATGAATATTGCTGTGCCTGATACAAAGCAATGCTGTTGGCGTTGCTGGCGGTCTGTTTTGCGCCTGCTGGTGATTGAGTCACGATGTAGTTGTAAAGCAACTCATCCCCGTATTGGTTTACTAGTGTCTGATATGGCAAGCCTGTGCCGTCCGTGTTAAAAGTAGCCCCAGCAACTGGGTTAAGAACGCTAGCCCTGCCCTTAAAAGTAAGGGTGCCGTTGGCGCTCATAAAGAGATAGCCCTGCTCGCTGGTGTTCACCAGTTGAAGATAATTAAGCACGTTGGTGTCTTGGGCGATGGCGTATGCGCCAAGCGTGGAAGAGCCAGTGTCAATTGCGCGAGCGCCTTGGTAGTTAATTTCGGGCAGGCTTAAAACTGCGTTGATTCGAGCGCCTGAAAGTTCAGCAGATGGCGTGACAGCGTTTAGGGATTGGTTGGCAAGAACGGTGAACTGGTCAGAACATGAGGCATACATGATGTCTTGATTGCTGATGTCGTAGTCAAGGTTCCAGTCCGTAACCAAACCTGTGTAGATAGGTATGCCGTTAGCCAAGATTTGCACTGGGCATCGAGGCAACACAAACGGGTAGTAAGGACTTGACGTGTTGCTTGGGTTCAAGATTTGGCTGGCATTGTCAAACGCAATCGTTGCTGTGCCTGCATTGAACTGATCTAACTGGCGTGAGCGTCCACGGGTGATGTTGACGGACTCAACCAAGTAAGTTAGGTCAACCATGGTGACACCACCAAGGGTTCCCCTGCCAGCCGTGTCTAGAACGCCGTAGAAGGCATCATCTAGCAGGAATGGGCTACCGAAGCCTGTGGTGCTTTGAAAGCCCACCATGACCTGCATAGTTGGTGTACTCATGCGGCTGCAAAAACCGTTCCGCTGCGGCGCTGTTGACGCAAGATGCTGTCAATGATTAACTGCCCGATTTGGTCGGGGGTACTTACAAGGCCAGCGTTCACTGTGATGTTCATGCCGCCACCCATGTTGCCCATTTGCGAAAGAGGGATGACGGCCTCAGGGCCAGCCTCACCAATCAAAGCGAGTGTTGGGCTGGTCACAATTCCACCATTGGCAAGCATTGGAATGTCTGGCATTGAGAAACCATTTCCGCCGATACCCGGAACCCAATCAGGAATCTTGAATGACAACTTGCCAACAGTACTGTTCCAGATTCGAGCGATGCCGTTAAAGACGGCCTTCACAGTTGAAAGCAAAGTATTGAACAATGGAATGACTACTTCGCCAATCCAAAACTCCATAGCGCCAAAGATTGAATCCACAACAGTTTTGAACGGTGTGAACTTCTTGTAGGCCGTTACAAGCAAAGCACCTAAACCAACCACTGCAATTGCTATGAGGCTAAATGGGTTGAGAGCCATGGCAATGTTTACAGCAACAATGGCTGCAGCGATAGTGGCAATGGCAGCGCCGATAGCCAGCAAGATTTCAGGGTGTTCTTGTGCCCAGTTACCAAACGAAGTAAGCAAGGGAAGCATGGCTTCAACGGCTGGAATAAGTGCAGCGCCGATTGACTCTTTGGTTTCTGATAAGGCAATGCCAAGACGCTTGAATTGTCCTTGGGCACTGTCGGCAGCAACTGTTGCCTGATCCATAAAAGTGCCAGATAGGGCAGCCATCATTTCATCTGCACTTGCGCCGTCTTTTGCCATTTGCTTTAGTTCTGGTGAGAGTTTGGCTAGCGCTGTTGTGGAGCCTCCTGAAGCCTTCGCAAGCGCTTCGGTTACAGTGCTGAGGCTTTTTCCTGTACCAGCAGAGACATCCATGGCAAGCGAGGCAAGTTCTTGGGCTTTGGTGACGTCATGGGTTTGGCTAACCAATCGAGCAAGGGCAGGACGAAGGTCATCATCAGTTACGCCAAGTGCTTTGCCTTGTGTTGATATCCACGTTTCGGTAGCAGCAATCTGGGCATCAGTAGCGCCAGCGCTGTTCATTAACTGAAGGGCTAATTTCTTTTGTGCAGCGTCATCTTCAATAGCGCCTTTGGTGGCATCAAAGAGAGCAGCGCCCAAAGCGACCATGGCAGCAGCTGCAGGAACAGCAGCCTTCTTAATAGCGAACTGAGCCTTTTGCCCATTTGTTTCTAAGTCCTTAAACTGAGAAATGGCTTTCTTAATACCAGAGCCGTCAAATTCGCTGATGATGGGAATGTTTACAGCCATTACTTCAACTCCTGATTTATCGTTGCAATTACGCGCAACACTAGCGCTCGAAGTTCCGCCTGTATGGAAGGCAAGGCTTGTTCGGCTGAAGGCCACAAAATACGAGCAGTACGCGCTCGAAGGTTCTCCGACAAAAGAGTTGTCTTGCCACGACCAGCAGTTTCAAGCACCACAGCGCCAGCATCAGATTGGGTCACATAAATGACGTTGGCATCATTGCGCCGAGTAGAGAACTTAACCTTTAGCCCTTTAACGGCTTTGGCTTTTGTGTAAGGGAATATCTTTTTATTGCCCTGTGTCCAGTTGCGATTCATCCCGGACAAAGGCACATCGGGATATCGAGAAGCAGCCAAAGAAACTAACGGTTGAGCAATTTGTTTAGCGTCGGCATTGAACTGCTTGCGAAGGTCTTTGTCAATTTTGCTGAGAGCCTTAATTGCTTCTTTAGCACCAACAATTTCAACAGATGCTGTGGCTGTCACTTGCGCCTGCTTTTATTTATCACGTCTATAACAGTGTTCATGTCTTGCGTCTCGAAAGGTATTTGTGGAGGCCACCACCCAGTCTCAACTAGCACTTCTGCTAGAGATCGTGAGTAGGTGCCTCGCTGGTGGGGTTTGTGGGTTCGTCCGATACCACTTCAATCGCAACCAAACGCTTGACGTAATCATCAAAGACTGCTGGCACTGAAATGCCATGAACTTTGCAGGATTCAAAAGCCATGAACGCCAAGTCCTCAAGTCCTACGCCAGTGGCAAGGTTGGAGGCTTTTTGTTTGAACTTTCGTTCCCAAGCGATTATGACGTAGAGGTTTGTTTTGACCTCATAGGTCGTTTGGTCTGTTGTGACTTTGAGCGTAAGTTGCATTGTGTTGTTTCTTGTTTATGGTGCGGTGATGTCGCGTACCCAAGTGCCGCCTGTGAAGGTTGCCTCTACGGTTGCGAGTTCACCAACTGTTGAGTTGATTGGGGTGAAATTGGCGAGCATGCAGTTTGTAAGAACGTACTCAGGGTTTGTTGCTGACTCTGTTGCGCCTGATGGCGAGATGGTCAGAACCGTGGTGCCTGTGCCTACGCATGATGCAAGGATGGCTTCAACTTCGGTTGCGCCGTATGACAAGAAGAAAGTGATTGACACTTCTACCGTCTGGAGTCCACCAGTGAAACGATGACCAGTGTCACCAAATGCTGTCGATTCAAGAGAGTCTTGACCAATAGTGATCATGCAAGCGTTGGCTTGGTCTGACAAGTCAGTTGTGGTTGCACCTTGGGTGATTCCGATAGTTGCGTTGGATAGGAATGTTGTTGTTGCCATTGGTGGCTCCTTTTTGTTAGTTGCGCCGTACTGCTACGGCA